AGAATTAACCACCGAGCTAAACTCGTGAGTTGGTAATTACCCGACAAACAAAAAGCCCCCTACGTTTAGGGGGTTTTTCGTACAAAGGAAAACTTAAACAAAACACAAACTAACTATGAACTACAAAACAAAAGTAGGTTGAATGCTACATATATACGAGAAAATAATTTTAACAATGAATAAAGTAAATGAAATCGTGAGTAAGTACGCAGATCGTTTGAAGTCATTTGGCATTAAGCTAAGTGCGGAAGGCGAAATCGAGGCGGCTGCTCCTGTAAAGATGTCCGTTGCGATTCTTAAAGATGGAACGGAAGTAAGTTCACCCGATGAAATGATTGCCATTGGCAGTCCTCTTTTCATTAAGGATGCAGAAGGCAATGATGTTCCTGCTCCAGATGGAAGACACGAAACTGCTGAAGGTAAATACATCGTCACCGTTGGTGGTATTGTAACTGAAATTCTTGAACCCGAAATGGAAGAAGAAGTTACCAAAGAAGAGCAATCCGCTTTTGAAGGTGTAACTAAAGAGGAATTTGAATCAACTATCAATGCGCTAATTGAGCAATTTGAAAGCCGCATAAATGCGTTGAATAGCGAGAAAGCTCAACTATCCGCACAAGTTGAAAAGATGAGCAAACAACCTGCAACCGAAAGCGTGAAGAAAGTAAACGCGCCTGCTGTGGCTGCTCCAATCAACTTGGCTAAAATGGATTCTAAAAATAGAATCTTCGCAATCATGAATAAATATAAATCTTAAAAATAAAAAAAGAAAATGGCTGATAGCTTAACAATCAACAGTTCATCTTATGCGGGTGAATTAGCGTTACCGTATATCAACGCTGCCATCCTTTCAGGGGATACATTGGCAAAAGGATACGTTACTCTTAAAGAGGGTGTAAAATACAAAGCGGTATTAAAGAAGTTGTCAAACGCTGCATCTTTGGTACAATCTGCAACTTGCGACTTTTCTCAAGCAGGTGATTTGAATTTGGACGAGTCAGTTTTGACTGTTTCGGATTTGAAAGTTAACTTGGAACTTTGTAAAAAAGAATTTGCACGTGATTGGGAAGCTGCTCAAACTGGACGCGGATTTATTAACGATGTTGTTCCTGCTAACTTCTCCGATTTCTTAATCGGTTATGCTGCTGCTAAAGTTGCTGAAAACATTGAGTACACAATTTGGCAAGGTAACACAACTGTTGGTTCTACTTATCCTGCTTTCAATGGTTTTGAAAAAACTGTGAATGTATCAGCTGCTTATTATCGTGCAGGATGGGCATCAACTGGTGGAACAATGACTGTTACAAGTATCATCGAAAACTTGAATCAAGTAATCGACAACTTGCCCGTTGCTATGATTGGAAGTCCTGAAACAAAGTTATACATGAATCGCCAATCTGCTCAGTTCTATCGTCAAGCGGTAGCCGCAGAAGGTTATTTGCAACAATTCCAAGCGTCAAGTGATTTCAATTTGCAATTCAACGGATATGACATTTATGTTTGTCCAGGTATGAGCAACGGAACTGTAATCGCTGCACAACCTTCGAATATGTTTGTTGGTGTTGATGCTAATTCTGATTTCGCTGAAGTGAGAGTAGTTGATATGTCTTTAACTGATGCGTCTGATAACGTACGTATGGCAATGAGATTCCGCGTAGGAGTTCAAGTTGGTGTATTGGGCGATATTGTTTATTGCTATAACGACTAATTAATTAACCACATATAAAAGGGGAGTGGTTACGACTGCTCCCCATTTTATTAAAATAAAAATATAAAAACATGAGTTGTACAATAAGCGCTGGATTCGGATTGCAATGCAAGGACGGAATTGGTGGCATCAAAAAAATCTATTTGAATGCTCAAAGTTTATTCGCAGGTGAGTTGACAATTGACGCACCAACCGAAATGATTACAGCTTCCTCATCTGCTGCAAGTTTGTTTGAATTTATATTGCCAAAGTCAACGGGTAGCTTCACTGAAGAAGTGGCTTCAAGTGTTGAGAATGGAACGATTTTCTACACGCAAACAGTTACCGCATCATTTCATAAATTAAGCTACCAACGCAGAAAGCAATTGGAGTTAATTGCTCAAAATCGTTTGTTTGTTGTTGTGTTAGATAACAACGATAACTATTGGGTTGTTGGTTATGAGGATGGCGCGGAAGTAACCGCAGCATCTACCATGACTGGAGTAGCCAAAGGAGACATGAATGGTTATACCATCACTCTGACGTCAGATTCCAAGAACAAAGCGTATCGAATTGAAGATGGAGTATTTGCTTCTGACTTCAACATTGATGCAGCTACACCCGTTTAATACATTTGCAGAGTGAATTACCTGCAATCTAATACCGCATCTCAAACTCTCCTGCTCTCATTGAAGCAGGGGAGTTTACTTTTTTCAACAACTTACACCGATTACTTATTGGTGTTACAAAATGAACTAACTTCGGAATTGTTATACGTGATTCCAACAATTATTGATGAGAACGAAAGAATTACAACTTTGGGGATTAGCACGAATGCTGATGATCCAACTAACGCATCGATTCTCATCAATCATGGTGGCCGTTGGAATTTTATTGTTTACGGTCAAAATTCAAATAGTAACTTGGATCCTACTTCTGTTGATGTGGTCGGTGAAATTGAAAGAGGTTTTGTTCAATTCAGTTCGCTCATTAATTACTACGACCAACCAACACTAACAATTCCATCTGATATCGAATATAATGCCTAATATAGTTGACGAAATAAAACAAAGGATTGGAGCAACGCAAGTTGAATTGTCCAAATACATAAAGATTCAACCAATAGAGGTTGAAGATAGGAAGGGATTTGTGAGTTATGGGGAAGGGAATACCTTTCCAAATTACATCATTGAATTATACAACGAATCGCCAGTACACGGAAGCATTGTAAATTCAATTGCGTTCATGATTGCAGGCCAAGATTTCGTTAGTACAAACGCACAGGCATCAACTGAAATAGCGAGATTAGGATTAGATAAGATAAGACACAGCACCGCGTTAGATTTGAAGCTACATGGTGGTTTTTATTGGGAAGTAATTTGGTCGATGGATAGAAGTACCATTGCGCAAATTAATCACTTGCCATTCGAGAATTGTCGCTTGTGTGTTAGTGATGATAACGATGATGTGAGTGGTATTTATTACTCTCGAGATTGGAACGACACTCGTAAAAAGAAAAATATACCTTCGTATATTCCGATGTTTAATCCTGATTACAAGGATGAATTTCCAAAACAAGTGATGTTCGTACATTCGATTGTACCGGGTAGCGAATACTATCCCAAACCCGATTATATAAGCGCAGTAAACAACATCGAGTTAACGCGTCAGATTAGCGAGTACCAAGTTAATTTAATTCTAAATGGATTCTTTCCTTCTTTGATTACATCGTTTAATAATGGCATTCCATCGTTAGAGGAACAGCGCATGATTAAGAACCAATTGCAGCAAGCCATACAAGGCGCGGAGAATGCAGGAAAGGTTCTAACATTCTTTAACGAAGATAGAGATCGTGGAGTTGAGTTTACTCCGTTTCCAGTGTCCGATATGGACAAACAATTTGAAACGTTAGTAGGGCAAGCGGTTGAATCTATATTAGTCGGACATCGTGTGACAAGTCCTTTGCTTTTTGGTATTCGTGAAGGTGGCGGATTGGGTTCGAACACTGACGAAATGAAGCAATCCATGAGGATTTTCATGAAGCAAGTTGTTGAGCCATTTCAACGCATGATTACAGACAGCATTGAGTATTTGTTGTCATCTATTACAATCGATGCACAAGTTGAAATTACTCAAAACGATTTATTCCAAGATGCACAAACAAGCGTGAATAATGCGCCATCATTAGACGTTGCAAGTCAAGCATTGAATGGTGCACAGATAGCTTCATTGTTAGAGATTATCGTGCAAACAACTGCGAATGTCTTAACGATTCCTTCTGCAAAAGCAATCACAAAGGCAGCATTTCCAACGATGAGCGATGCTCAAATAAATAGCATCTTCGACAACCTTTCAAATGTCGTAATTGACCCAACTCAAGTAGTCCAAAAAAAAAAAGTTAAGTGCGAACATGAAAGCGTTTCTCAAGTCGATGAAGTAAATTTAGATGACATTGCAGAGGAACTAATCGCACTGGGTGAAGATGCAAACGAAGATTGGATTTTAATTGATAGTTACGATGTCGATTACGAAAACGATGATATCGAGAACGAAGCACTCGCTCACATTTTTGATATTACACCCATTGAGCAAGCGGTAAGCACAGGAACAGCC